CCGAATCGTTGCTGCAAGAAGGCAAAGAAGAACAGCAGCAGCTTGAAGAAGAATTGTTGAAGCGCCGACGCCCTCTGCCGCCCGTGATCGAGTAAGCATTAACACAGTGTCAAAGGACGCCTGTGGACTACAAGAAGCCCCATATCCCGAAGTTTCGCCGCCTCGCTTCGTACCTGCGTAAGCGCGCGAACGACATCGCTCTCACGCATGTCGAAGCATTCGCGGAACACGAGGCCGAAGGGTTCCGGCAGTCGATTCTCCGGCAAGACTTCCGCTCCTTTCACGCATTTCCGCTGAAGCCAGTAACACTGGCGCGGAAACGACGCGCGGGCGTTGACCTTCGTGTGATGATCGCGACTCACACTTACGTTGACTCCATTCGCGTCTTCCGAACGCTGAACCGAACGGCACCGAAAGGTGCCCGGTTCCGCATCGGGTTCCACCCCAAGAAGCGGGCGCGGGACTACGAGGGTCGTATCACCGACATCCTGCTGTCGGATGTCGCCATGATCCACGAGCACGGCTCCGTGTCGGCGAGCATCCCGGCTCGACCGCACTGGGGTCCGCACCGCGTCGGCATGGTTCGCCGGGCTGTCGGGGTCCGGCAGGCGATCAAGAAACAGGTTCTCGCGGTGGTCAAACGCGAGTTGAGGAAGGTGCTCTGATGCCTTACTTGCCGCCGCAGTCCACCGAAGACACGAACTTCCCGGAAGCGTTCGGGAAGGATTTGCGCACGCAGATTCGGATGATCGACGAGCAGTACAAGCGCATGTTCCCGCTGATCGACTACTATCAGATTCGCAAAGCTGTGACGCCTGCGGCGAATGCGAACCAGATCGTCGGCGAAGCAACGAACACGAAGTTCGATCCTATGTGGGGTGAGTCCGTTGATCCCACGATGGCGAACTGGACGCAGCCGCACTTGTCCAACCCGGTCCTGCAAACGCAGGCCGTCGAAGTGTTCGATCCGCCGATTCAGATTAATGCGCGCTGCCAGCGCGACGGCTTGGAGAAGGAACTCAAGAAGTATGGCTTCGATCAGGTCCGCGATCTGATCGTGTTCATTCCGCTGTCTCTGCTAGACGCCAATGGCATCACGTGCAATGCTGGTGATAAGTTCCGCTGGGACGATCACGAGTACACGGTGAAGCAGGTTGAGCGTGTGGGGTACTGGAAGAATACGAATGTCCGGCTGTACATTCTGTTGAACTGCGACCATCTGCGACCGGGAAGCTGACGAATCATGGCGAAAATTAAACTGCCCCCGTCACTACATCACGGAAAGGTCATCAGAGTCCTTTCCGTTAATTGTTTGGACGTGAATGTGCAACTGGGGTTTGGCGTCTCTATCGTTCGCAGCTTTGTGCTGGAAGGCATCGAGGCCAAGGACATCCCGCCCCGGCTGCGGTCGGCTGCGAACCATTGCTTGATTGTGCTTCTGGGCGGCAAAGACGTTGTGGTTCACACGGATGACGACGAGAAGCGGGACGGGTTTCTGATCGGGCGCGTGTACTTGAACGAAAAGGTGTACGGCGAACCGCCCGGCCTTATCACTCCGCACAGTCTGGACGTACCGATGCTGGAAGTCAGCGCGTTTTATAAGTCGCTCGCGGCGCGCGAGTATAACGTCATGGACGTGAAGGCGATTCTCAACGGGAGTCCGGTCAAGTGAGCGCACCCCATAACTACGAAGACTCCATGCGAACGCATGACAAAGCCGTGTACGACTGGCTTGGCACGCTGCTCGTGGATTATGGCGACTGCGGGGGTGTTCTGACTGCCCCGCGCAACGCCTGCCCGGTTCTCCGGGTTTTTGCGTCTCCGCAGCGGGCGTTCGCCACCATCGTTGATCTGCTTGTGAGCGCGAACTGGATTGCCGAACCGACCGCCACCGAAATGCGCGCCAAGGCTAACGACTTCCCGGTGCTGCCTCTCCCTCTGATCTCCATTGAGCGCGACGAGCCTGTCCCGGACACGGAACTGGCGGGCGCTCCGAAGACGATCCGGCAGCAGCACTTCAATCAGGTCGCGGGCGCTTGGATGGACCACCCGTTCCCGGCTCCGTATAAGACCGACTACCGCCTCACCGTCTGGTCGAACAAGAAGTACACGGACGCCTTCATCAAAGAGTGGCTGTACGCCCAGCTTGGCAATCGCGGCTCGAACCATAACGAGATGTTTCTGCCCGTCGAACATCGCGCGCCGTACGGCACGTGGATTCAGTCGTTCAAGTTCAACGGGTCCAGCAACTTCTCCGATCTGGAAGGCGAAGAACAGCGGTTCATGCGCTTCGAGTACGGCTTCACGCTCCGCACGTGGATCGTGAAGAACCCGGCGCAGGGTGGTATCCCGCTGGACCGTATTGGTCGCCAGTACGAGCAGGCCGACAAGACGGCTCTGGAAGAAACGGGCCGCGTTGACATTGAGTCAATGAATATGTTCATCCTTCCGTGGGCCGATAAGGACATCCCGTCCAAGTGGCCCAAGAGTGGAACGGCTACAGTCGCCCGGTCCACCGAAACGCCGCCTGAAGGCTTCCGCCCGCCCGCGCTCGCTCTGACGGTCACGAACGACACGGATAACGTGGAAATCCTCACGCGCCCGATCCTGCTCAATGCCGGGCACGCTGTCGTTTCCATTGCGTTCGAGTACAAGGCGACGCAGCCGACGAATCTGGCTGTGATCCAAACGGACCCCAACACGAACGCGGCGGCGCTGGTCTTTGAGAAGGCGCTCCCGGCGACGAACGGCAAGTGGCTGAAGGTCCACCTGTTTACTGTCGTGAGTCAGCCGCTCTTTACTGTGCAGATCGAAGGCGTGGTCGGCGGTGTCACGACGGCAGAGGTAAATCTGTACAATGTCGATGTACGGCACCGGAACAACCTGACGCCCGTTGTCGCGCCGACTACGTTCGTCAATCCGGGCGACACCGATTTTGTGTGGAGTTCTCTTGCCACAGAGCCTTATTTGGTTATAGGTATATTGAACGCAGCGATTGTTGGCTCCGGTAACATTCAGACTTCGGACGACTTCGTTGCGCCGACGTTTACATCCCAGCAGTCAATCGACTCGTCTGTGAACGTTGGTTTTGTCTTCCTGATGCAACCCCGCGCGGCGAACGTCGCGACAAAAATTCCTAACAGTCTGGGTATTGCGTCCATTAGACTTCAGCGATACGATGGACCGTACAAAGGCAACGAGATTTAACGCGAGAGCGAGGGTTCAATGGCTAAGAATACCTACCGTAACAATCAGTCGGCTCCGGTCGCCACGGCTCCGGCTGCTCCGATTGTCGCTCCGGCACCGTCGCTGGCGAAGCCCGCTGAGAAGCTGGTTACGGTTCAGAACAAGTTGACACAGTTGCTCACCCCTTCGTACATCGGTGAAGACGGGCAAATCAAAGAACTGCGTTTGGGGCCGAACGAGTCGTCCGCTCCGATCCCGGAACGGAAGCTCACGCAGTACACGACTTCGTTGGCCGCTCGCGGTCATCTTCGTATTCAGCAAGCCTAACGGCGTAACCCGTTCGGCTGTGAGCATTGTGACAAACCTGTCGATTTAAGGAGCCTTCAACCATGCCCCACCGCGTCTCTCCGGGCGTTTTCGTTAACGAGTTCGATTTTTCGGACTACGCCCCCGCTCTTGGCCTTGCGACACTCGCCATCGTCGGCGGTGCCACGAAGGGCAAGCTCAACACCCCGACTCCGATCACCAGCGAAGGTGATCTGATTCGCATTTTCGGGCGTCCCGTGCTGACCGATTATGCGCTGCACGCCGCGATCCAGTTCCTGAAGAAAGGCTCGCGCCTTCTCTTCACGCGTATCGCGAACGGCGCGGTCGCAGCCAGCATCCCGGTGGCGGGCACTGCGGCTGGCACCCCGGCTGTGAAGGCGTCCGGCGACATCGCCTTCAACGCGAGCACGAATCCCACGGACGGTGAGTTGATCCACGTCTATGACCGCGTGCCTTCCGCCATTGTCGAGAACGACGCGACGGGTGTGATCGGCAACGTGGCTTTGCTCACGTCGAATGCCGCCGTTATCGGCATCTCCGGCCTGACGGGCGGCGTGGCGACCCCGGTGCCGCTGCGCGCTACGGGCACGATCAAGTTCAAGAATGGTCAGCTTCCGGTTGACGGCGACACGATCACGCTGAATGACGGCGCGGGTGGCGTGGCGGTCTTCGAGTTCGACGACAACGCTGGCGTCGGCGGTGGTAACATCGCGGTCGCAATCGTTGCGAATGATCCGTACGCCACGATGCAGAACCTCGTGACGGCGATCAACAACGTCGGCGCTCCGTTGCTGATCTCCGCTGCGACGAACCACGTCAAGAAGACGTTCGAGTTCGACGACAACGGCACCATCGGCGCGGGCAACGTCGGCGTCCTGATCGGCGCGACGGCTGCGGACACCCTGCTGAACCTGCTCACCGCGCTGAACAACAATCTCACGTTCGCGACGGCGCAGAACAGCACGGTCACGGTCCCGCGCGTGACGCTGACCATGAACGTCGGCGGCGTGGACGGCAACGCGAAGCTGCTCACTACGGGCGCGAACATCACCCTGACGGGCTTCGCCAACGGTGCGAACGCCGTCTCCGGCGCGGTCATCACCAGCGCGACCTTCTATGGCCTCACGCCGGGCACGTGGGCGAACGGTCTGAAGATCACGGTGGAACCGACGACGATCATCGGTGCCCCGGCTGGCAACTTCGATGTCATCATCGAGGGCGCAGTGGACGAGAGCGGCTTCTTCGCGGTCGTGGAACGCTTCACGAACCTGTCGGTGAACGCGGCTGACTCCCGCTTCGCTGAAACGATCATCGCTGACGGCGTGCGCGGTGAAGTCAACCCGTCGCAGTACATCAAGATCGACGTGGCCAGCAACGCCGGAACGATTTCGCCGGGCACGTACACGCTGGGCGGTCCCGGTGGCGTGACGGGTGCGGACGGCATCAGCGCGCTGACGGCGGCTGACTACGTCGGCACGGTCAACGGCCAGACGGCTTCCGGCCTGAAGGCGCTCAAGAACCCCGAAACGACGGAGTTCAACATCCTTGCCGTCCCCGGCAACAGCAACGCGGTGGTCATCAGTGAAATGCTGAACCTCTGCGCGGCGCGCGGCGACTGCATGGCGATTGTCGATCCGCCGTTCGGCCTGTCCCGCGATGAAGTCATCGCGTGGCACAACGGCACGTCCACCGTAGCGAATGCCCCGCTGGTTCCGCTGAACACCAGCTACGGCGCGCTGTACTGGGCGTGGGTCCGCGAGTACGACCCGTACAACAAGAAGTCGATCTTCATGCCGCCGTCCGGCTTCGTCGCGGGCGTGTATGCGTACACGGACAAAGTGATCGGGCCGTGGATGGCTCCGGCTGGTCACAATCGCGGCCTTATCACGGGCCTCGAAGTCGAGTACAGCCCGCAGCTTGCCGAACGCGACATGCTGGTCGGTGGTCAGAACCGCGTCAACCCTATCGTGAACTTTGCGAACACGGGCCTGACGGTGTTCGGCAACCGCACCTTGCAGCGCAAGCCGACCGCGCTGGACAGCGTGCACGTTCGCCGCATGCTGCTGTACGCCGAAAAGCTCTGCGCGACGGCGGTGCAGTACCTCGTCTTCGAACCGAACGACCCGGTGACGTGGCGGCGCTTCGTGAACCTCGTGAATCCGATCCTCGAACATATCAAGGCCAACCGTGGTCTCGAAGAGTTCAAGGTCATTTGCGACGCTACGACGAACCCCGCGTTCCAGCGTCAGAACAAGACCATGAAGGGGAAGATTCTGCTGAAGGCAATCGACGCGGCGGAAATCATCGAAATCGACTTCGCCCTGTTCGCCACGGGTGCGGAGTTCAGTTCGGATTTGTTCTAACCCAAGGGGGTCGTGTAGGACCTGTTGCTTTGACACTGTGTTAATCGGATTGGAGACTTAAAACCATGCCTGCTGTTAACTTCCTTGGGGGCGTCTTGGGGAACACCGGGAGCAACGGTGCGAACTTCGAACCCCAGCGCGTGAACAACGCGGTCATTCGCATCGACGGTCTGGGCGGCGCTGGCATCGACGACAATTTCCTTGTCCTGTCGGTGTCGAGCTTCCCTCTGCCGAAGGTGAACAACAACCCGATTGAAGTCGGGTATCTCAACGAGAAGCGCAAGTTCGCCGGGAACCCGACGTTCGATGATCTGTCGGTCGTGTTCAACGACTACATCGACGTGGGCACGGCGGCGCTGCTCATGCGCTGGCGGTACAGTGTGTACAACCCGGAGACGGGCACCATTGGCCTCGCCAGCCAGTACAAGAAGCGCGGCGATGTCACGCTGTTCGCACCGAACGGCGTTGACCGCTACGACCGGGTGTATGAACTGGTCGGCGTGTGGCCGTCGCAGTACGACCCCGGTGAGATCGACCACGAAGGCGAAGGCGTGGTGAAGATCACGCTGACCCTGACCATCGACAAGGCGGTCCCATCGACGAACCTTTCGCCGAACTCGATCCGCTAATCCGGCATAGTGCTGGCGGCGGCTAATTCCCACACTCCTTCAACGTAGGAGACGGACGGAACATGAGCGACACCAAACAAGTACCTGCTACGGCCACTTCCACCATCAAACTCCCTTCGCGGGGAGTTTTGTATGGTGGGCTGATTCCTGACGGCGCTGTCGAAGTCCGAAAGCTGACCGTTCAGGAAATCTCCATTCTCGAATCGCAGGGGTCCGGTGGCATCGAGCGCCTGAACACTGTTCTGCGCTCGTGCTGCCGCCTGCCTAATCCGGGTATTCACCACGGCCAGCTTTTAATCACCGACCGCATGGCGATCCTGCTCGCCCTGCGTACGTTTACGTACGGGCCGCTGTACAACTTCCAGTACAAGTGCATGTTCTGCGGGAGTGTGTGCAAGTCTACGGTGAACATCGCCGAAGACCTTGAAGAACACGAAGCGGACGACGAACTGAAGGAACCGATCACGGTCGAACTGAAGGATTCGAATAGCGTCGTCATGCTCCGGTTCCTGCGGGGTGACGACGAAGACAAGGTCGCGAAGTACGCGAAGCGCGTGAAGATGCAGTCGAACGATCAGGGCGATCCCAGCAGTATGCACCGGATCGCTTTGCAGATCGTCGCACTCAACGGCGACGAGAAGGTGGAGTTGCGGCGGCGTGAAGACTTTGTGCGCGGTCTGACAGCGGCAGACCTTATCCGTCTGAACAAGGCGGTGGACGAAAAGGAACCGGGTCTGGACCTGACCGTGTTCCCGGACTGCTCAAGCTGCGGATCGACGAACGAGCTTAATATGCCGTTCACGGGCGAGTTTTTTCGCCCAACCAATGTGTGACCTAGAGACAATCCGTTCACAGGTGTTTTTCCTTTGCTACCACGGCAAAGGCGGGTTCACGAAGGATGCGTGTGACACAATGTCACTCGACGACCTGAACTGGAACACGAAACGCCTGCTCGACCAGTTGGACGAGGAACGGAAGGCACACGAACGGGAAGCAGCGAAAGTCCGGGCGCAGGGCAGGGTCAGACGCCGCTGAAAGGCGACGTTATGCACAACCCCCTGCGATCAATTTACCGCTGGCTCGTCTTCAAGATCGGGGATACCCGATGGACGGGCTGGCGGTATTTTCCTTTCATCATCACGTGGGACGGCTACAAGCCCAAGGTCAAGGGCAACGAGCAAGCTGAGATTATGGCGCTCGCCCGGCCCG